AAGTAACTCTTGCAAACGCTGCGACTGGAGTTTCTCCAACTCTTACTGCATCTGGCGGGGACACCAATATCGGTTTCAAGTTAGTTGCAAAGGGTACTGGAGAGATAACAGCCAAGGTTAACGGCTCTGATGTATTCAATGCGTCCAGCAATTTCGGCTTTAAGAACCGCATCATCAATGGTGGGATGGACGTAGCACAGCGAGGGACATCCTTTACCTCTACGAGCAGCGCAAACAATGACGACACTTATGTCTTGGACAGGTTTTATATCCTATCTGATGGCAACGACATTATTGATGTCACGCAGACAACAACTGTCCCCACGGGTGCAAAATACTCTATTGGGTTGGATGTAGAAACTGTAAACAAGAAATTTGGTATTGCTCAAATTATTGAAAACGCAAACTGTTTTAATTTGATTGGTGGAAATGTAACTGTGTCTTTTCAAGCAAAAGTCTCTGCAACAACCAATCTTGATAACGTAAAATGTGCAATCGTAGCTTGGTCTGGTACTGCTGATGCTGTTACCTCAGACATTATTTCTGCATGGGGTGTAGAAGGTACAAACCCCACTTTAATTGCTAATGCGACTTACGAGAACACTCCTGCTAACTTAGGTGTTACTACATCTTTTGCCACTTACAGCGTTACAGCAAATGTGGATACAGCATCAACTTCAAACATCATCCTGTTTATTTGGTCAGATGTGACCACTACATCTTTAGGTGAGTTTTTGTATATCACAAATGTACAACTAGAAAAAGGCTCAACTGCAACAAGTTTTGATTACAGATCTATTGGTACGGAGTTGCATTTATGTCAGAGGTATTTTCAACTTTGTAGAAGTGCTTTTGGCGGTGGAAATACTACTACACAAATTCTTTTTAACATTCTTTATCGTGTATCAACTACTGCTGTTGGTAGTGTTGAAGAAGCACGAACCCATGCCGTAACTGGTAACGCATCGACGACTGCCGTCGGTAGCGTACAAGAGTCAATATCAGTTCAAGAAGATGGAACGATAGCAACTGGAAATGTTGGTAGCGTTACTAGCGCAAGGTCTATTGCAGTAACTGGTAATGCATCCACGACTGCCGTAGGTTCTGTAACTCGCGGGGCAACATCCTTTGCAATAACTGGCAACTCGTCAACGACTGCCGTTGGCTCTGTAAGTCGTGGCGCTACATCGTTTGCTCTGACTGGCAACGCATCCGCAACTGCCGTTGATAGCGTTGCAAAGGTACTAACCGTTGCTATTACTGGCAACGCATCGACAACTGCGGTTGGATCGGTTACCAGAGGCGCAACATCGTTTGCCATAACTGGTAACGCTTCAACCTTGTCGGTTGGCTCTGTGGTTGCAACCCCACTAATTGCAGTAACAGGCAACGCATCCACAACTGCGGTCGGATCGGTTACTCGCGGGGCGACATCCTTTGCCATAACGGGTAATGCTTCAACTACTGCCGTTGGCTCTGTAACCCGTGGCGCAACATCCTTTGCATTGACTGGCAATGCCTCTACAACTGCCGTAGGAAGCGTTGAAGAAGGAATCTCTGCAACTGTATCGGGTAACGCATCAACGGCTGCCGTAGGCTCTGTAAGCCGTGGCGCTACATCTATTGCGTTGACGGGTAATGCGTCAACGACTGCCGTTGGAACTGTATTAGTCAATGTGTCTGAACAAGAGGATGGTGTAGTTGGCACAGGTAATGTCGGTTCTGTCGGTTTATCTGTCACGCTATCCATCTCTGGAGTCTCCTCAACCGCAGCAGTCGGTACTGTCGGCAAGGCGTTTGGCATTGATGGAAACCAATCAACTAGTGCGGTTGACTCAGTAGTCAATAGCGTATCTGTCTCAATCTCTGGAAATGCGTCTGCCTGTGCCGTTGGCACTATGGAGGCATCGACTGTCATAGTGGTCGATTTGTCTGGCGTATCTTCAGCAACTGCTATTGGTAGCGCACAGAATGCTAGAACTCTTGAGATAATTGGGGAAATCATTGCTGGCGCTGTTGGCAATGTTGGGTACTTTTATTGGGACAGGCAAGACGACACTCCAGAGACATGGACAGCACAATCGGATACGCCAGAGACATGGACACCAGTAACTGATACATCGGAGAGCTGGAGTCCCGTCTCAGACACATCGGAAAACTGGTCAGAAATATCGGACAATTCAGAAACATGGACGCAAGTCCCAGCATGAAGGTGAACTATGGCAGATACCACAACCACAAATTTATTACTTACTAAACCCGAAGTCGGGGCTAGTACCGATACATGGGGTACAAAGATAAATACCGATCTGGACTCTGTTGATGCACTTTTTGCAGCAGCAGGTACTGGAACATCGGTCGGTCTTAATATCGGTAGTGGTAAGAATCTAAAGTTAGTAGGCGATGTCATTGACACCAATGGCAACGAGTTGCTAAAGGTAACTGCAACTGCATCGGCAGTCAATGAAGTAACTCTTGCAAACGCTGCGACTGGAGTTGCTCCAACTCTTACTGCATCTGGCGGGGACACCAATATCGGATTCAAGTTAGTTGCAAAGGGTACTGGAGAGATAACAGCCAAGGTTAACGGCTCTGATGTATTTAATGCGTCTAGCAATTTTGGCTTTAAGAACCGCATCATCAATGGTGCGATGACAATAGCGCAATACGGAACATCAACGGCTTTAGCTTCTAGTACAAATGGTCTTTCGGTAGACAGATTTAGAGGTTTAAACTACACGGCAGGAGCGTGTTCTATTATTCAATCAACTAATGTTCCTTCTTCTACTAATGGATTTATAAATAGCCTTCAAATTGATGTAACAACAGCCGACGCATCTATTGCTGCTGGTGAGTTTGCTTTTATTAGACAAGGTATTGAAGGTCTTAATATTACCGATTTAGCATGGGGTACTGCTAATGCTAAAACAATAACACTTTCTTTTTGGGTAAGCAGTTCAAAAACAGGAACGCATTTTGTAGCATTTAAAAATAGCGCACAAGATCGTGCTTATGCAGCTTCATACACAGTTTCTGTCGCTGATACATGGGAATTTAAAACCATCACAGTAGCAGGAGATCAATCTGGAACTTGGTTGACAACTAACGGAACAGGCATACAAGTTTGTTGGGCATTGGCTATTGGTAGCACCTATCAAACCGCAACTGCAAATGGCTGGGTTGCTGGTGATGTATATGCTACTTCTGCTCAAGTAAATGTTATGGACAGTACCGCAAACAATTTTTACATCACAGGCGTACAACTAGAAAAAGGCTCAACAGCAACGAGTTTTGATTACCGCCCTTATGGTACTGAGTTGGTTTTGTGCCAAAGATATTTTCAACTTAGTAGAAGTGCTTTTGGTGGTGGTAATACTTCCGTACAAGCACTTGTAAACATTGCTTATCGTGTAACTATGAGGAGCACTCCTGATTTGGGAGTGCAAGGTGCAATCTCAATTACAGATGGCACTAATGATTTTGTACAAAGTGCAGGCGGAATTACAAATGTAAATAGCGACTCTAATGCTGGTATGGCTTTATTGACAAACTTTACTGGTCTTACTGTTTCTAGGGTATATACCATGCGTTTAGCCAACAGTAATGCAATAACACTTTCTGCGGAGTTATAAATGTATCAATTACAAAAACACAATGGCGAAGTAGTTGCAATAACTATTGTTGGAAAAATGATTTCTATTCCATTTGACCCCGAAAATGCAAGTTACCAAGCCTACTTAGCATGGCTTGCTGAAGGCAATACACCATTGCCAGCAGACGAGTAATCTATGACCACAGAAAGCACAACTGAAGGCATTTCAGTAATCGCTGCCAAGGTAGCACCGCCAGTAGGCGTGTCCCTTGCAACTGTCGCTGGCTATCAGGTCAGCGAAGTCTTGATCTGGGCGACTCTGATCTACACCGTCTTGATGATCTGCCACAAGCTATACCAGATTTATAAAGAGGTAAAGCATTGACCCTTTCTCTTTACTCATGCTGGCACAGGGTGCTTTCAGCGCTATCAAGCAGGGCTGCGACTTTCTACACCAAGGTCGTATTCAGCTTGAGTCTGCTAAAAAAACCATTGAGGGAGTGCAGTCAGACCTTAAGGCAGTCAAGGGAATATTTGACTGGTTTATTGGTCTCTTTGTCTCCAAGCCAGATAAAGTTGAAGCTGCAAAGCCTGTGGCGCAAACGAAAGCCAAAGCAGTCGCAGCCAAGCAGTCCTACGAAGAGATGGAGTTACAGCTCATTAAAAGTGTGGGCGACAACATTGGTACGCTCTTTGACACGCAACAACAAATAAACAACTACTACGCGGAACTCGAAGAGGAATCAAAGACTAAGTACAACCCAGATCAGAACACATCAAAGAAAGCCATTGAGCGTGCTTTGATTGAGTTGCAGATGGAGAAGTTGATGGAGCAGACCAGAGAGGCGATGGTCTATGCACCGCCAGAGCTGAAGGACTTGTACAGTAGGTTTTTGGTGATGCATGGCAAGATTGAGCGTGAGCAGGAATGGGCAAGGTCAGAGACAATTCGCAGGACTAGATTGGCAAGATGGAAACGAGAACAAGAGGAGATCAGACAAATTGAGTTGATAAGTAGCGCTATTGCTGTGACATTCATTTCTTTAATTTTTGGATGGTTGATGTGGGCAATACGAAACTTATCTGGTGGGTTTTGATTGGTGTAGCGGTATGCATCATTGTTGCGGTCACCTCGATAGCATATGTAGAGACTTTATATATGCGAGCGCAACTCAAGCAAGAGATAAAAGAACTTCGTAAACTCAAACGTGAATTCAAGGAAAGTAAATGAATGACCTACTCGGTCTTCTCAAGGGTGTCGCACCCACGCTGGCAATGGCTGTCGCTGGTCCTTTGGGTGCTTCTGCTGTTACCGCTTTGGCTAGTAAGTTTGGCGTGTCTGATAGTGTTGATGCCGTTGCAAAGGCTATTGCTGGCGATCCAGCAGCGACTGCGAAACTGGCAGAGGTAGAGGCAGACTTCGCCAAGGCTGAATTAGAAGCCGTTACAAAGCGCTGGGAAGCAGACATGAAGTCTGACTCCTACCTATCAAAAAACATTCGTCCTATGACCCTTATAGCGATCCTGAGCGCGTACTTCTTATTCGCCATGATGTCTGCTTTCAGTGTCAATGTGAACGAGACCTATGTGAAGTTATTGGGTGAGTGGGGTCAACTGATCATGTTGGCTTACTTTGGTGGCAGAACTGTTGAGAAGGTAATGGAGAAACGCAAATGATTGAATTCTTAAAGCAACTAATACTGACTAGAGTCAACCGTCCTCAGCCTAGTGTCGAAGAGGTCGAAGTCCAAGTCTGGGCATTCGTCGTCAAGTCGATCACCATCATGGTCTTGGGCATTGCGTTTGGTACTTTGTGGCTCATCGGATTTGAGAAGCAAGAGACCGAACTCGCACCAATCGACGCAATATTTCTTGAAATCTTGAAAGCCATTGCGTTTATGGGAGTGGGAACAATGGGTGGTATCTCAGGACGCAAGGCATCAAATGCCATTGCGAAAGCCATTGTGGGAGAAGATGATGCAACTAAGTGAACACTTCACACTTGAGGAGGCAACGCACTCCGACACCGCCACAAGGCTCGGTATAAGCAATCAACCAAATGCACAGCAACTAGAGAACATGAAGGTGGCTGCTGCTGGCATGGAGAAGGTCAGAGAGCTACTTGGTAAGGCTATAAATGTCAACTCATGGATTCGTCTGCCAGAGGTCAATGTGGCGGTGGGTGGTAGCAAGGTATCGAGTCACATGGACGGCTGGGCTATTGACTTTGTGTGTAGAGGCTTTGGCACGCCACTAGAAGTCTGCAAGGCTATCGATGCAGCAGGTATCAAGTTTGACCAGATGATCCATGAGTTTGGCGACAAGGGCTGGACTCACATCTCCTTTGCGCCAGCATTGCGTCAGCAAAAGCTCACCATCTTCAGACCTCAGAATAAGTACGCCATCGGTTTGTTGACGCAAGACGAATACAACAAGGCAGTATGACGAACCTTTATCAGCAGCTCCAGACTCCTGCCACGCCAGACCTGCCTAATCCACAGGATAGCTACGACAGGTTGACGGTTGCGCAGACGAATGCTGCCTTGCGTACATTCTTCTTGAAGCTAACGAATGTCTTGCAGACCCTTGCGTCACCGCGTGGTGGCAAGTATTTAAACAACCCTTACGGGGCATTTCAAGACTCAACTGATCAGGTAGCAGCCAATACGACGACTGCTTATGCAATCACATTTGATACGACAGACTTCAACAATGGCGTTACCTTGTCGAACTCGTCAAGGCTCAATGTTGCACAGGCTGGAATTTATAACATCCAGTTCAGCGTGCAGCTCACGAACACAACGAATGCACCGCAAGATGTGGACATCTGGTTTAGAAAGAACGGCACAAACATTGATAATTCAAATTCAAGGTTTGGCTTTGCTGCACGCAAGTCTCCAAGCGATCCATTTCACATTGTTGCTGCAATGAATTTGTTTGTGAGTCTGGACACAAGTGACTATGTTGAGCTGATGTGGAGACCAACCGATGTTGGCGTTGCCATCGAGCACTACGCTGCCAGCTCCACGCCAACCAGACCTGTAATCCCGTCTGTCATTGCGACGGTTACCTTTGTGTCAAATCTTTCAGCATAATTGACCTATGGCACTCGTACCCTTAAAAATCCAAGCAGGAATCTACCGCAACGGTACTGAGTACCAGTCTGCGGGGCGCTGGTTTGACTCGAACCTTATCAGATGGTTTGAGAACACGCTGAGACCTGTGGGCGGGTGGCGTAAGCGATCAGCATCACAAATGACTGGTGTAAGTCGTGGAATGCTGACATGGCGTACTAACTCCGATGAACGGTACATCGCTGCTGGAACTCCTACAAAGCTCTACGCCATGAATGAGGCTGGTGTCTTGAAGGACATCACGCCTACAACCTTTACAAACGGCATTACAGACGCAACCATAAAAACAGGTTATGGCTACGGCACTTATGGAAATTATGCCTATGGTGTAGCGCGTCCAGACTTGGGTGGTCTTATTCCAGCGACTACTTGGTCAATGGACTCATGGGGCGAGTATTTGGTTGCGTGCTCCAACGCTGACGGTCAGCTCCTTGAGTGGCAACTAGGCTTTACCACTCCAACATTGGCTATTGCCATCGTCAACGCGCCAACGGGTAATGAGGCTGTGATGACGACAGCAGAAAGATTTGTCTTTGCCCTTGGCGCGTCAGGTAACCCGCGCAAGGTATCTTGGTGCGATCAAGAAAACAATACAGTCTGGACACCTGCTGCAACCAATCAGGCAGGTGACTTTGAGATCAACTCAGTCGGATCAATAAAGTGCGGTAAGCGCGTCCGAGGTGTGAATTTAATCTTTACCGATGTTGATGTCCACGCTGCCAGCTATATCGGTTTGCCTTATATATACAGCTTTGAGAAGGTTGGATCAGGTTGTGGCGTGATCAGCTCTCAGGCAGTAGCAGCCATTGACACGGCAGCCATTTGGATGTCAAGGTCAGGGTTCTGGATATATGACGGCTATGCCAAGCCATTGCCTTCAGATGTTGGCGACTATGTTTTCCAGAACATCAACTACAACCAAGCCTCTAAGGTCTACGCTGTCCATAATAGTAAGTACGGTGAGTGCATCTGGTTTTATCCATCGAGCAACCCTCTTCCATACCTCTGTACTGCTGATTTTTTGATGACATACTCGCCAAGTTGAGTTTTGCGATATGAGTCGTCTGGTCCTGCTGGGTTACCGCCAAAGGTGTTTTGTCTGGTGACCATGCCTTGTATGTATTGAGGCATTCCAATAAATCCACCCATGTATTCGCCACCACTATCACCGCCCCCAGAGCCACCGCCAGAGCCACCGTCACCGCCTGACGATCCACCGTCACCGACACCACCACCGCCTCCGCCCCCAGCAGCACCGCTATCGCCAGAAGATGAGCCATCGCTTCCGACAGCTCCACCGCCACCGCCACCAGTTGCGCCAGCATCGGCTGCTGCGCCACCACCAGTACCGACACCAGCAGAAGCGCCTTCGCCACCTACATCGCTACCCATGCCAGTAGAGCCAGCTCCAGCAGGACCGTCAGCACCTGCTGCTGTGCTTGCCCCCGCAGCAGTAGCTGCGTCGCTTTGAGCATCTAAGCCACTTATGGCATTAACTGAATTTACGCTAGTGCTTGACAGAGCATCCATTATTCCAGAAGCTATTGCAGCAGCTATTGGAGAGAATGACTGGTTAGATATGGCAAATCCAAGATCACCAAGTGCAGAGCCAGTTGGTGAGTTAGACGATATGCCTGACGCGCTACTAATTCCATCGCCATATCCACCGCCTCCACCGCCATACAGACTGTCGCCACCGTTATATTGATAGTTTCCAAAAGATGGGCTTAGTAACCCAAAGCCAGAATAAAGCGACGGGTCATATCCTCCAGTAACTTGATTAGAGTAACTAGGATAGGTGAATGGGGATCGTTGTTGATACCCATACATTATTTTTTCATAAGGTGTCATTGCCACTTATAGCTCCTTGCTTAACATGAACCATTTTGGTTCATATCCTTCATCTTTTAGGAATGTCTTTTCCCATCCTTTGCGACCTGCGAGCGTAACTCTGGCGCATCCCAGTTGTTTAGCCCAAGACTCAATGACGGGTCTCATTGATTTGAGTTCATCTAGGTTTCCACCAGCCAAGAAGTAATGCAATACCTTGACCTGTGGGTAAACAATAATC